CTGCGTTTACTGCGGCGCGGGCTTGGGCCAGTGCGATTGCGGGGTCTGGTCTGCCAATCTTGATAATCATGCGCCCACTCCATCGGTTAAATCGGCTTCGTCAACGGCCCATTCGTTGCGCCATTGGCGATCTGTTGGAATGTCAGCCACGTCAACAATCTTGTATGGCTTGCCAGTCGGCACATCCTTGGCCGCGATCTGCTCAATCGTCAGCCCGCAATCGGCAGGGATCAGGACAGCCACGCCGCCTGTGTCGTTCTGGTAGATAATACGTTTTTCCATTTGGTTCCCCTTTAGCGGAAGATTGCGATGTTGATGTGATCTTCATCCTGTTGCGCTGAGGCTTGGGTATTGATGTAACCTGTGCCGATCCTGATTGATGAAGTTGTGCGATCACTTTCGTCTTCTTGCGTCCAAAAATAGGCTCCACCGCTGGTGAAGTCGCCGGTGTTACTAACAACAACAAAGTTTACATCCTCCATTGCTGTCGTAAAGTTTACAGTGTAATCACCCGCGCCATTATCCGTGATGCTCGATACATTCCCGCTGGCGCGGATTGCCACTGTTCCGGTGCCGTTGAAATTTACCCACGCGCGGCAGGCGTAAATCGGCGCGGAACCGCTTGCATTGAGCACGTTTGGGATAGCTGTTCGTGTGTAAGCTGTCGTCGCAAGCTGCGTTGTGTTTGTCGCCGCCGCCGCAGTGGGGGCAGCCGGAACGCCAGTGAACGCGGGGCTGGCAAGTGCCGCCGCGCCCAACGTCTCCCGCTGCGCCGCCGCGTTTGCATCGTCCAGCAAGGCCGCACCAGCAGCAGTCACGCCAAGGTTTGTCAGGGCTGTTGGAGCGTCAGCTAAATCGCCTAGGTTGTTTGCCTTCAGGGGGTACAGCGCGGGGTTAAACGTGGCCGCTGCAATGGCACTGTTTTCCGCCTCAACGGCACTTGCCGCAGCTGCCTCAGCCCGCGCTTGTGCAGAAGCTATCTCGCTCGCAGTAGGCCCGTTACGCAGCGTGGCACCGTCCCAGATAATCGACTTGCCGTCACCGGGGACCGGAAAAAACGGCGCGCTTCCAGTGAACGTGAGGGGCATACGGATGGCCCGCTCACCTTCTTCGGCTCCATCCTGCGCAATCATAATGCCCCTGTCCCACACCCCTTCGACCACTCCAGCGTTGTACGCCGTTTGGTTTGCTACGGATACGCCCTGCGTAACTGGCACCTTGCGATACACAGTAATCTTGAACGTGGCGGCAAGTGGCAAGCCTGCTTTTGGGTAAATAACCGTCCCACCAGTGTCGCTACCAACTCCTGTAATTGTGTAGTCCGCCGAGTCAACCACCGTGACTGCGCCCGTGGATATTTCCGTCAACTCGACGTTAGCCGAAGCCATGTCAGGTATCTTAAACCCATAAGCCCAACTGGTAGTGGCGGCGTTGCCCGTGTATGTGATCTTTCGATCAGTGTTTGTAATGGTCATTGGCCCCTAGTCTCCGGTAAGTTTTGCCCTAACCCTGCTTGCACCACATCAAGTAGCCTGCGCAGGTAGAATACGTTTTGATACGGCACCATGCTCACTCTGGCAGAATGCAGCGTTGATTGCGTAGGCTCATCAAGCCCCTGTACGATGGAGATAAGACGCTCCCCAAGGTCATAGCTGGGGCCGAGTACTGCGCCCATGACACTAGACGCGCGGCGAGAGTTGCTTCCCTCCCCGCCGAAGATTGCGAAGTCGTTGAGGCCAGGTATCTGCTCGCCAATCCGCGTGCCCTCAGAAAGTACTCCGAGCATCCCAGATCTTTGCAGAGCCTCGTATGCCCATTGTTCACTTGTAGACTCCATCATCCGCTCCTGCATGGTGCCCCCTGCAGTTATGCCCCAAGCATAATACGAAATGCCGCCTAATGCAAGGGCCATCATCGTTCCGTTGAGATACGCCATATCCGAGTCCTGCAACCCCGACATAATAATTCTATTCGTGGAGGCAAAGGAGTAGCTACGAAACTGAGCTACGACTCGGTAGGCTTCGTTGGCGTCCGTCCAGCTCGGGCGATCAAGCCCTGGAGTTACGATAAGGTCATTAACTTCCTGATTGACCGCAGCGTTCATTGCCATCACTGTGTCGAAGTCGTCCCACTCTTTAGTGTTAGGCAGGCGAAAGTCAGGAGCAACCTCGTCGGAGCCGCCGGGTCTATCAAACTGGCGATTGATCCTGGCTATTGTATCCTCGCTAAGGCTAAGGCGGTTCATTTGAATGAGGGCTTTGTCGTAGTCCGGTCCACGAGTACCCTGCGCAATTACGTTTAGGTTGTGGGAAAACTCCCCAAACACTACTCTTGAAGTCAGCCGCTTGTTCGCGTCAGTCCAACGATCAAACAGCGCGACAAAACCGGTTTTGTTAGCCAAGGTCTCCATGCCTCGTTCAACCATAGTCTGTCGAGTGGAGAAGTTCTCCCCTACGTCAAACATAGCTTGCGCTCTGTTATGCGTGATAGACTCAGTGGCAATGTTCATGCGCCGCGCAGCAGCATTAGACATCTTACCCAACTTAAGATCAGTAACAAGGGGCTTCCACGCATGGCTAAAAGTACTCTCAAGACCGTACCGCATAACGGGTCGAGCTACGTCGGGCAAAGAGCTCGGTACAACCGTACCCATGAACCGAGTTACGTTTAGGTTTCTGGCAAACCGACCCATGCGATAGCCCATAGCGTTAGCGTCCGCAGGGCGTCCCCGCTCATTGCGAAAACGATCAACCAGAGTCTGCATGTCCGTAATGGCCTCGTCATGCCTAGCCTTAAGTTCTGCGTTAAGCACGTCACGACGCTCGCGAGTTATCGGTATTTGCTCACGAAGAGTGGGGTCAAATCTCTTGTTGAACCCCATCAGCATACCAAACTCTTCCTCGGTCGTGGAGTAGTCGAGTCGGTTTTGTGCCTCTAAATACTCCGCGTTCATGTCCTCAAAAATTACCTTGCCGTTAGGCGAGCCCGTCATTCGGTACATCTCAAGGTCAGGGGCCATGCTATAGTTATGGGCACGAACCACCGACTCAGGGCGCCGATCGAGATACTTGCGCTTCACCTCGTAGGGCAGGTTGAGGGTACGTTGAAGCTGCGGGCCTCGCGCCTCGCCAATCAGGTCCACTCCGATAACTCTATGCGGGTTGCCTGTGATGTTGCGGAACAATGTCTGCGCGTCAAGGCGGGATTGGCGGAGGAAATCTGCGGTCCCGTTACGTACATCTATGTCGTCGCCACCACGAGACTTCCACCGGTCTTCAAACGCAAAGTCGCGCGCGGTTATTTCGGTGTAGAACTCGCGCGAAGCCTTGTCCTGTTTGGGCGCATTAGCTTTAGTCCGTTTGTCCCAGATAGGGTTGCGCTCCGCAAGCAATTCTTTTAGGCGAGTTCTGTCCGCGCGAGCTGCCCGCCTTGCGTCGAGAAACGGAGTGCCTAGTGCCTCACGAAATTCAGACATAGCCTCTTTGCGGGCCGGACCGGTCACGCCAGCTTTACTTAACTCCTTTCCGTAATCGTCTAGGCGCTGTACTTCCGGCCCAAACTCTTTGTCAAACTTAGCTACGCGATCCTCAATTTGCTTGGTGAGTTTAGCAAACGCTGCTTTGGGTTGCGCCAAGTCAGTAAACCGCTGCATGTCCTTAATCATAGAGTCCGCGTGCCTGTCGAACGACTTACGAAACGCTCGCTGCGCCAATTCATTTCCGTGCGCCGTTAGGTCCTGAAGAAACTCGTCGCGACGATTGGTGATGAGAACCGAGTCGTACAGGTGATGCACGTAATTCTGCACGTCGCTGTCTTCGCCAAACTCGAGCCGAGTGTAGAGAGGCACAAAATCTTCTCCGTCAATAAACTCTCGTTGCCTTGCGTACGCCTCGTTTACCTCGTCCATCTCCCTGAAATACTTGAGTAGAGCTCGCGTACCTTTTTGCACCGACGGATCAGGATGCGCCGTGCCAATGTTAGCCGAGTCAAATACCGCCTCTTCAAAGTCCTTGTAGTTCAGCTTGCCTTCAGGGGCGCGTAGGTTTCCCTTGGCGGTAGCAAGCGCCGCCTGCATACCTTTTGTAGTGAAGCCGGGAGGTGTCGAGCCGAATATGTGCTCCACATATGCCGCGTCGTAATCCTCAATAAAGTCCGTTACGTGGACCCCAAGCGAGTCCCGCCGAGCAAGCCCCGTGCCCACGCCAGATGCCGGTCCGTTGTCAACTCCATTAGCAATCCGAATACCGCCAAGGGACATCATGGCTGCGTAGTTACGGCCAGCGGCAGACGTTCCGTCGATCAAACGGTGGAGGGGATTAAGTCGGGCAATGGCGCCGATGAGTTTTCCACGAATAGGTCCGGGTTTGAAGATGCCGTCAGTGCGAGTCTTAACAGTGGCAGCGCCCACTGATCTACCACCGCCTTGACCGTCAGGTGCATACGCGCTGTCGTCCGCCACTTCTCGAGTAGCCAGCACTTCCGCCTCTACCGGCTCCCCATTGCGGCGGGCCTGCTCTGAGGTCAAGGCCTTCTGTTCGTAAGTAGCCGCGTTTATGCGCTCGGTAGGAATTTCTTCCGCAGTTCGGGCTAGTGCGACCGCAAGCTGCTCGGGGGTCAGGTCCGCTACAGCAACTCGCGCCCCGTTAATCTCGATAGTCGCCTTGGGGGATACAGGGCTGGTGTCAAATACTTCTTGGCCCCGCCGTACTCGGCTACCATCGGGAAGGGTAAAAACCTGTATGCCAATAGCGTCTCGTGAGGGCACGGCTACCCTAGCAATAGTAGCTTCCCCTGTCGGACGATAAACAGTTACTTCGTCGCCTACCTTAGACTTAGCTGAAAACACCGGAATGTCTACGTCTTTGATCGTGTTGAAGCGAGTTTCCACAACCTCGCCTGTCACATCGTCTAGCTGGGATACGGTCATTTGCCCTTGGCGCGAAGCCATACCTTGCTCAAGTTGCACCCGTTCTGCGGGAGTGGAAAACCGGCCCGCACTACCAAGCAGCCCTCCAAGCACGGTGCCGGCAGCGATGCCGGTAAAGACCTCGCCAGCAGTTCGCGTCTCTTGCAGCCCGAACAAGGTGGCTTCTTGCGCAGTGACTGTTCCGCCCGCAATAGCAAAAGCCTGGCCTACGCCTTTTATCCCCCTAGCGGGTCCGGCGAAAGGTATAAGAGACACGGGAGATACGAGGCCAGCAAGCCCCGCCGCAAGAAACCCACCGACCCCGGCCCCAGCGAGCACACCTCGCGCCGCATTTTCCTGTTGGATTTGCTGAGTGATGTAGTCCAGCTCGGCCTGCGACTGTGCGCGCGCCATTTGCTCAGGTCGATCCATCGCAAAGGGATTATCCTTCAGCGCCTCCACCACGTTAAACTGCGTGTCGGCGGGGAACGCGGGCTTTAGCACGAAGCGCGCCAAGTTAGCTACGTCATTCTCAGTAAAGAACGCAGCGTCCATTACTTCGTTAAAGCCCGCAGGAGCAACCGGCGCCTGCACTGGGATGCCGATAGCGGCTGCGTCGCTTGCGTCGTAAGGTAGGATTTCCATTATTCAAGTGCTCCCAAAGCGCGAAGGCTACGTTCGATTTCTTCAATACGTCGACTGTCTCGACCAGATGTGTCGGATACAAAAGGTATGCCAGCGCCCCTACGTATACCACGAAGTAGGTTGCCCGTGGTGCTGGACGTATCTACCGGCGCTTTAAGTGCAGCGAGTTCTTCCTGCAGGGCTGTGATGTTAATAGACTCAGGAATTACTGCGGATACAGCATCTCGGCTGTCTTTGAGGGTGGCTAGCCTGGCCATTTCCTCAGATACCGCGTCGCTAGCTGCAACGACTTCTAACGAGTCTAAACCGTGCTTTTCAACCATAGTAGACTGCTCAAACCGCAGGAAAGATAAACGCTCTTCGCTTCGCTCAAGCCCTTCCCTGATGTTGCTAAGTTCCTGACGACGCGCGGTGATGTCAAGAATTTCTTGAGATATAGTCGGACGAATACGCATAGGCGCAGTGCCGCTGTCGTTCATAACAGCGTTTATTGTACCGTCAGGCAGAAGCCTTGTCATGGTGTAAGAAGCGGGTTCGCCGCGCCTAATGTCCGCCTCTGACGTAGCATCCGCAAGAAGGTGAAACCGTTGGTCGCTCGCCCAGCCCATTGATTGCAGGATGTCTTCGCGCGCCCAGTCGTGAGTGCCGTCGAGGGATTGATAGCCTGCCATAGGTGAAGTTATGCCCAGATACGAAAGCTCGTTTGACCCGCCAACACGATCTGGCGCCCACTTGTTTCCGAGAATTTCGTTGACAAACTCGAAGGTTCGGTCCTCGTCTTGGAACAAAGGGTAGTACTGCTTAAACAGCGCGTTGCCGTCAGATACCAGCTTGGCAATAACTTGCGGATTTGTAGGGGCTTCCACGCCCCGGCTTTGCATACCTAATAAGTTGCCCGTGCCTACCTGCATGTCCATGCGGTCAAACCAGGTTCGGAACCCATCTACCCGCTGCTCGATGCCGATCTCCGCGAGAATTGCTTCCGCGTCCTCCTCGAGTAGCGCGCGAAGTTCCCGTTGCTCAGGCGAACGATACTCTTGAAAGCGGGAGAACACGGCAGCCGAGTCACCTTCAGGCGAGTACTCTGTGGCGAGGCGCCAAGCAGTCGTTGCCTTGACAATCTCCTCGGGCATAGCGGCGCCAAATTGATTGCGCGCTTTAACCTGCATGTCAGCAAGTATCTGCATACCGTACTGCATTTGGCGTGGGTCGGGCGAGTTATACATGGCCATCAGGCGCGACGAAATCTCGTCAGGCATAACCCCGCTTCGAGCAAAGGCTTGGGAGATAACTCCCCCAGCTTCAGGGCTCATAGAACCTAGTCCGTCAAGCACACCGTTGCGCTCGTAGAAGTCAAGGAGCGCTGCCTGATTGTCAGTCGTGTTGCCCATAGCCACGCCGTTAGTAATATCGGACATGATGCGCATACCGGAAGCCTGAGCTTCGCGATCGTCAGAGACCAGCTTAAGCAGGCCCGCAATCTCGTCAAAGGGGACTTGGTTATTGGCGATCATCGAGTCAGCCATAGCCAGTGCGTTAGGGTCCTTGGCCGCGACAGATATGCGAATAGACTCGGCGTTGTCTTCCAGCTGTTGTTGTTCCTGATCCCGGAAGCCCTGGGCAGTAGCGTTTGCCGCCGCCTGCATGGCGGTCCGACGCTCAACGGTGAGGTTATTGTAGGCCGGGTCAGTCCATACGTTGGGAGTAGCTGGCGAGCCTGTACCTCCACCACCCCGTCCTTGCACGCCTCGGAAGATGTTGAGAAACTTATCGTCACTCATGTGCTCGAAGGCCACCCAAGTGGGGGCAAGGGCGTCTCGCATGTAGAGAAGCTCTTGGTCCGTACCGCTGTCAATCACCTGCTGAAAGTTAGGCTCAGTCGGCTCAATCAGCCGGTTGTAGCGTAGCTCGGCCAAATAAAGCGCCGCACGATCCTGGTTCTCGGGAGTAAAGCCCCCTTGGCGAAACTTGGCGGGCAGCGAGTCCCAAGTGCTTGCGGTGATCTGGTAGCGTCCTGCGGCGCTCGAGACATCGCCATGCCCGTTGTCCACAAAAATACGCGGGTGCTGAGAGAAGTCAGTGAAGTGTTGGGGAGTATTTCCTGGGCCACTCCAACGCACGGAGTAGCTACCAGCACTTTCCTCCGAAGCGATTGCGTTAAGCATCCCTTCCTGCGCGCCAGACAGCCCTGCAGCTACGACTTCTCCTTCGCGCCAATCACGAGTGGGCCCCATGAACGACTTGGCTTGCGCGAGGTCTCGGTGGAACGAGGCCCCTATGATGTCCTGCTCCGCCGCAGTCTGGGCCACAACTTTGTCCACGTCGCTGAGGTTTGAGGACTCGATTATCCCGCTCACGGTGCTAAGCGCGCCTTGCAAGTCAGTGTTGCCCGCTATAACTTCATTCGCCATCATGCTGGTGAGGGAGCCGATTTCTCGGTTCTCGTAATCGTTGCGCAGAGTAAACTCCGCCTGATACATATTCGTGGTGAGGTTTTGCACGGCGACTTCTGTAGTGGCCTCGTAGCGCTGGCGTAGCTCGGGATCGGCGATAGAGTCAAGAAACTCTTTGCGACTAGCCTCGAGCACGCCGTAGCGGGAGTTGGTAATCCCCTGGCCAGACTCAGGGGCAGCGTTTACTGCGTCTAGTTGATCGCGCTGCCACTGGCCTTGAACCGTGGCCCAGCGAGCGTCGGCGTCAAACTTCTGTGCGCTGGTCTGGCGGTTGGCCTCCGCGTCCGCAGCTTTCTGCATGTTCGCGCCAAGCCCGCGTAGTGCCGTGGCGATACCTGCGCCAAACGCGTCTGGGGAAACCCGAGGTTGTTGGTATTGCTGCGGCGTGCCTTGAGCTCTTACTGTTCCGATTGCCATGTTATTCTCCTCTCGCGCGGGGACGAATGCGCCCAGTTATTCTTGCGGACGTTGCCGCGTTCACCGTAGGCGCGTCAGAAATAAAGCTCGACCCGAAGTTTATCCCAGCGCCCGCCGCGTTAAACGCTCCGGCAGTTCTTGCGGACCTCGCTTCGGAAGTAAAATCCTGGGACTGCTGATCGAACCCCGCGGCTCGAGTGTCGCCCGCGTAAGTAGAGAGTTCACGATCACGCGCCGCAAGTTCTTCCATGCTTTTGCGACGCAGGCCCATCGAGCCTACGCCGAGCGACAATCCACTAGCACCTCCTTGCGCGAGCATAGCTCCGATGTCCGACCGCGCCTCTTGATCTCGCATCATGTTGTTGACGGCAGTCTCTTGCCGAACCTGCGTCGCGTTATTTGCGGCGATAACTGCGTTGTTTTTTGCTACGCGAGATTGGTAGTTGGCCTGACTTATTGCAGAAACACCCCCAATGGCTGCCGAAGCCGCAGAAATTGCGGTAGTTGCGCTCACGCCAGTAGACGCTAAAAATGCTGGGATAGCTTCCATTAGTTAGTCCATTCATAAAGTATGCGCTCATCACTGCGCTGCGTTTCTTTGAACCCACAAAATTGTAGGAATTTCTGGTTGCGCAGATTGCCTATCGCGGCCTCCGCAAGTTGGGTTTCGGCACGAGCCGAGAGTACTTTGTTGATCTCCGAGCGAAGGTAGCGTAGCTGGGATAAGGTGTAGTTTATCTCCCGCAGTACGATCCACCAGTAGACTTCGGTGCCCAGCAACGACCTCGAGAACGTGCCCGCGTAAGCCAGGGCCTGGCCGCCCTCAATGGCGATAAACTTTTCTGAGCTGCTCTCGAGAAACGATATTGGCAATGCTAGAATTTTGTCCTTGATATACGCAGTCTCTTGCGCGTCGAAGTTATTAACGGGGAACAGCATCATCAGTCGTCCCCCAGCTCTACGTCGAACACAGTTGAGAGGATTGCGGCGGGCAGTGGGTAGCTTTGCTGATAAATTACTTGCTGATCTTCGTCCCAGCCAGAGTTAAGGTGCTGGTAGACTACCTCGTCAAGCGCGTTGATGGCTTCGCCCCAGTCTTCGTCAGTGCGGTTTGCGTACTCCTGCAGGTCTTCGGTAGTCGTGCCGATTGCGAGTCCCCGAGTTCCTTTGAGCCGAGTCGATACTCCTTTGATGTTCTTGCGGAGACCCTCAGTTGCCTGTTGCCGCAAGTTTACGGGCAGGGTTTTTACGCGCCCAACGTAGGGAATGCCTACTGTTATTTTTGTAGCGGGTTGGGGCAGGGCAAGACGGCCCCCAGTTATACGCTGGTCTAGGTACACGCTACCATCTGCGAGCACGGAGACGTCTTCGCCCTCGAGGTGCCAAAGGTTTGTGAGTTCCGAGACGGGCGCGCCGATTTCCCACACGCCCTGAGCGGCTTGCAGCGGCTGCCCTGACGTCTCAGGGGATAGCTTAGTGAAGGCGCGCAGCACTGTCGCTGTGATCACGGTGCCAGAGGTGAACGCAGTTACTTCCATCTTACCGCCGTAGGCGTAGATAATATCCCCTACGTTAGCCGAAACGAAGACGGAGCTGCTCGCGGTTATGGTTATGGAGTTAGTATTGCCGGAGAAAGTAAGCCGCGCATTTGGCGTGCTGCGAATATACTCGAGCCCGGAGTCCACGCCCCAGAAATCCTCGGACAAGTTAAAGTTGCGCTGTCGGCTACGCTCGAGATACTGGACGTACTTGCCGTTTATAAAACGCTCAACCACCGTGTAGAAAAGATCACGCCCGCCTTCTTCAACAGCCAGTAAGTCTTTGAACAGGCCCTTGGTCCACATCTGGGCAAAGCCGAATACTTCCTGCGTCCGCTCGTAAGTCGTAATCGTGCACGAACCGTCTTCTTTTACGGAGTAGAGCAACTTGTAGGGCTCGGCTACCCATTGCATCCGGGTAATGCGACGGCCTTCCCCGAACAGGTGACTGGACAGTACTGAGATGTCTTGCATGGAAAACGAGTTGGTGTATTCTGTGTAGACCATTGCGTTGAGTGCCGTGGACTTTCGCTGTACGAACAGCACGTCAAGGTCAATTAACAGTGGCTCGACTGAGGACACGCCACGGTAGGCCTGCGGCTCGGCGAGTGCGTTTATGCCGGACACTGCGGTGCCTTCTTCCGCCCGAAGCAGTGTTATGCTAGACGCGTTAAACACGAGTAGACCGCTGCGCAAAGTCAGTAAGTGATAGATCGGATCGACCTCTGTGCCGTCGAACGTAAACGAGTAACTGTCGCTCGCGTTAACGATCGAGGACACGTCGAAGTTATCCAAGGCCCCAGGTTTTCCTGCCCACAAGCCCATAGGCTCGGTTAGGGTTCCTGCGTAGGTTTCCCGCTGCTGAAACATCGTGAAAGCCCGAGGGTTGTTGTCGTCGTCAAACGGGTTAAGAAATTGTGGTGGAGACTTTGTGAAGTCAGGAATGATGTTGTTGTCAGTAAATTGCGGTCCAAAGCTGCGGCCTAGATAGCCGAGCTCCTGCCCTGTAGTGACATCTTCGCCGGAGGGAAGTAGGAGTGAGCGGTAGATATTGTAAGAGTCGGCCAAAGGCACGGCGTCCCAAGTCACCTTCATTGACCCAGCGGTCTCGTTAGCGTAATCTACCGAAAGTCGATTGATTGCATACGAGCTCGGTATTCCTTCGATAGAGTCCACCACGGCAGTAACTGCAAAAGCAACGCCAGCGGTGCCCGCATCGGATGGGCTCAACGCAACGCCTGTAGGGGCTGCAATGTTAGGCGAGGTTATAATCTCGGATAGCGTCCACGAGGTGTCGCTTGTGTAAAGTAGGCGATAACGAGGATAGTCAAGGGAGGTAAAGCGCATCTCTACGCTGCGCCGTTGCGTGGCTTTAATGTCTTTGAGGCTCGGCCCAGTAAACGGAGTGGGGATTGTCACTACCTTGGCGACAGTGCCGCCGCTAGTCCACGCGTCAAACGAGGACGTGTTGATTGCCTCCGCCTCGGGCGACAGTAGTTGGAAAGTGTTAGTGGTTACGGCTCCGACCTCAAAGTACCTTTGGTTCAACTCGATCGGGCCAACTACTCCCGAGAGATAAACCCAGTCCCCTGTGCTGTATCCATGTGCAGCGGCAGTCACTACCCCAGTTGTTGCCGCAGTCAGAGCCGTAATCGTTTTTGCCGACTCCAAGAGGTAACCTCCGGAGCGTACAAATCTCATGTATAAGTGGCCGAGGACGAGAATGTAATCGTCGTTCAGCGCACCAAACTTAAACAGGCGGACGGGATCGTTGCCCTTGAGCGGGGCGGTAAACTCGAGTCCGCCTCGGTAGACTAAACCGCCTCGATAATCGACGTAGAAGTTGTAAGCCTCCGACACGCCTAAATCAAACTTTGTCAGGTCAGTGCGCCCGTAGAAGTCGGGAGCAACTTCGCCAGAGACAAACCCGTAAAACGGCTTAGGTGTGGGCATTAGGCGCTCCCGATTGAAAGAGAGGTGTAGGGCCAAAAGAACTTTGTGGCGACAGGTAGCTCCTCATAGCCCCGCGCCTGTACCCAGCTAGGTAAGGCTTCGAAATGATCGTCGGCCTCGTTAGCGGTTTCGGTCTGAGCCAGAAGTATGGCCTCTGTGGCGATGGCCCGATTGTCCTGCGCCAAGGTTCGCTTGCCTGTGAGCGGCATTGTAAGGGCCGAAGCCAGTGCGTAAACAACTGCGTTGATTAAACCCGTGTCCCAGACACTTACGTCCTCGGTTTTTGCGCTGTAGTAGAGGATGGCCTGCTCCTCATTGGTCATAATGCAGGCCCGGTTGCCGAAGCGAGAACGGTTAAACCTTGCGTAGGATGTGAGATACCGAGGGGCCAGCATGTCGATTGGTGCCGCGTAAACGTAGCGCCAAGTGGGTGCTGGGTCGGCCGCAGTCCACAAAGCCTGTTCGCTATCCCTAGTGCTCAGCAGTCCCAGTCGCGCAAAGGCGCTACTCGCAGGCCAGCTCGCCGCTTTCATTACGGAGTCCCTTACGAGGGGATACCATATGCGGCAAAGGTCAGCTTCTTTTCCTCGGTCTGTTTCGCTAGACACACTGCCGCGACCTCCAGCAGCCGAGAGCGCTAAGTTCCAAATCTCTATAACGCTCTCGGCCATTTTACTTACCTTTCACAGGGGCGGGCTTCGCCGGTTCAGTGGGCTCGACAGCCAGTTCAGGTTCCGCAACCCGCTTGGCAGACGTGGGCTGTTTGCCTTCCTCGAAAGGCTCGACGTGGCCGACTGGAAGCAGCACGCGCCCATTCCAGAACTTTCTTTTGAGCTTGTAATGCGACGTAGCCATTAGCTTACTCCATCTGGCAAGGCTTTCCAGCCTGCGGGGTTGATCGTCAAGAAGGCGCTGATCTTGCCGCCAGTGAAAGCCGCTCCGGCAGTTACCTGCAAGATGCCGAGGAAGCGCTCGTACTCAGTACCTTCCATTGGAATGACCGCTTTGAGCAGGTTCTTACCTGCGCTAAGTGTGGATACCGCAAAGATTGGAGACGTCAGATGCCGAGTAGCAGTGCCGTCCGTGGCAATCGCTGCCTGTGCGTCTGAGGCCAAAGTCACTGCGAGTGTTGCAGAGCCGCCCGAGGTCGCCGTGGTTTCGATATTCACCACGAGAAAAAGCGGATAGCCTTGGCCCACGTCGCGAGCAACGTCAAGGTCGATAACGTCGCCAATGAGGTACGTGCCCGCGCCTCCGGTATTGAGCGCAACTGCGTTTGCAAATTGCGTAAGTTTATCGGTAATCATAATCTCATCCTTTCAGAGATTAAGTTAGCGGGGCAAGGTTATTCCTGCCCCGCGAAGTAGTTTATACGACTCGGGCTTCGTCGGCGTGAAGTGAGTCGGTGCGACGCATTGGCAAGCCAGTGGGCGTCATGAGCGTCTTGCGCCCGCCAACGTCTTCCCAAGTGAGGGTAGAGTTGCGGATACCTGCGGCAGATTGCTGCATTACTTTGGTAGCAATGCTGCGATCGGAGTACCAAGCAAAACGTGCTGCGCCCAAGTTAGGCACGAGCTGTTCGGCTTCGAACATCAGGTTGGGCAGGTTTGCGCCCGTAGATGCGTCAACAGTAAGCGCGCTGCGGTCGATGTTGCAGATGCGCACAATGAAGCGCCAGTCACGAACGCAAAGACCGAGGTCCCAGCGGTAGTGCGTGCGGTAAGCCTGCATACGCCCGTTGTTGCCATCGACGTTCTCAATAGTGACTTCGCCCAAATCTTTGACGTGGAGGCCTGCCATGCTGCCCTTTGGATAGATGCCGTGGCAGGTAGTAGGGCCCCAGCCGATGAGCCACAAGCTGGCGTTGTCGTTGCCCGTGCCGCCAGCGTCGATGATGTTGTCGGCGTTCTCGGCAGAGAGGCTGCTGTAGCGTGGAGTCAAGCCGGTGAACCGCTCAGGGTTCAGCGATTCGTCGCCAAGAAACATGGTCTCTGCTGCGGTTTGGCCCATGCCCTCGATAAAGGCGCGGTCTTCACTCAGTCTAAACTCGTTCGTGTTTCCGTTGAGGTCTGCAGCGGCCTTGTCGATCTCAGCATACGCTTCGAGCATACCGCACGAGTCTGTAATCTGAACGCGCGAGCTCTTGGTAGGCTGAACGCCGCCGTAGAGTTGGCGCCACGTTGGCAAAGGAATACCAGTTCGGATTGTGGTCCGGTGCCCGGTAGGCAGGTTGCCTTCGATCATCGTAACGTCGTCGAGGATTTCGTGGGTCTCGTTCAGAATTTCCGCCACTGCATCTACGGACCCGTCAGGGGCCATGGACTTCGTGATGTCCAGCAGGGTGGGATTGTTTACGCCTAGAACAGTCATAGTCTTCTTCCTTAATCAGTGCGTCCCGCGTACATGCGATCGGCTTGTGAGAGTTTACCTTGCGGCGGCGAGCCTGCGACCGGAGGGGTCTCGGCGTAGCTTTTCGTAAGGGAGTGCAAAATCTTAATCATCGCGGGGTGATTGCCCGCTCCGGTAAGCGTCAGGGCCTCGAACGTCGATGCGTCTGCACCAGCGGCGGTAAGCCCCTTCTTGATCGTGGCAAGCGTTTGTGGCAGTGCCGCGCCCCCAATTACTGGGAGAGCTGCGGCTGCCGTTTGCCACTCTTTTTGCGCATCATCCCACGTCGAGGTTGCAGCTGCTTCAGCCGCCTCCCCCGCCGCCACTTGGGCCGACACTTGGTAGTCCACCAATTTCTGCGCCAACTCAGCACGGCTGAGGTCTGGCGAGTTCATGATCTCGAGAAACGGAGTTAGTTGCTCCGGGTCAAGTGTAATCCCTTCCGGTGCGACGAGGCTCTCGAGGGTGAGCGGCTCATCGGCAGCGGGTGGGGTTGTGTCTTCGGGCGCGGCGTCGCCTGTGATAAGTGACGCGGGAGCTGGTGTTTCGGTAGGTGCAGCAGGTGCAGGTGCGTCAACTGCGGGTTCAACAACGGGAGCCGTATCAGCTGGAGGAACAACGCCGCCAGCAGGTGCCCCATCATCGGGTGCCCGCAGGATCATTGTCATAGGGTTGAAGTTCGCGCTCAATCGAAGTAGATTTTTCATGTCGGTCTTCCTTAATTAGGTTGGGGTAGAGAGTTGGCGAGTAGTCAAGCATCATAGCGATAAGCTCTGTTCCGATTTCGTGGCGACCACAGAGCTTAAAGGTCATTTCAGCGGTAGAAGCGACTGGGGTTGTGGCCCAGCCGCATTGAGCAAGAAGGCTGCGCATGAGGAAACGCAGTGCGGGGCTGGCTTCGATCTGTTCCACTGCTTCTTGCATGAGGAAGGATGCGTGAGCCTCCTCCGTCATGTTAGCAGGTTTGTCTTTCTCAGCCATACAATTCCCCTATTCACTTACATGTTAGCAGCTTTACTACGCCTTGGCAACCACTTTTTAGAGCATAGCCTGCAGCGCGTTCATGCCGCCCCCCACGTCTGTCTCGCTCAATACCTTTGCACCTGCGGCGAGATCGTTGCCTACCTGCGCGGACTGCGCGAGTTCGGCTTGGGCGTTCTCGGCCTCTGCAGCAGCGGCCACGTCTTCGCGCGACTTAACGCCCTTGGGCTTGATACCTATGCCGTCAGCGTAGCTTCGGATCAACTCGTCCACGTCAGGGATGCGAGTGGCCTCGGGGTAAACTGGGGCGATGTTGCCGATGAACTGCAAGAACCGCTCGATCGTGATTGTTCCGCTTGCGCGCTGAGCGTCGGTGAGCACACTGATGTAGTTTACTTCCACGTCAGCCTCGTTGAGCTCCTCGGGGGGCTCGGGCAAAAGTCCGCTACGCTGCATGATGCCGAACACTCGCTTGAGTGCAGGGTCGAGTCCCTCGTTGTAGAAGCGCTCGAGAACTGCGGCAAGGTGCACGAGCTTTTCTTCGCGCCGCGCGTCGATCTCTGTGGCGCTGCGCACAGTGTCCAGCTGGGAGATCATGTTAAACAGCTGGTTGTGGCACGTGTCTTGGATTGAGCGCTTGAGCTCCGCCACGTCCGCAGATATTTCCTGTAAGGGCGTCTGCACTTTGTAGGCTTCTTTGGCTCCAAAGTTGGAGTTGAAGGTTGCCGCGTAAGTGATGCCGTTAGCGCCCAGAGCCTTTGGACGGTTGCGAAGTTGCTGATCCACGATAAGGGGCGGGGAGATTTGCTTGGCGAGACCCTTGGCCCGTTCCGCGAGGAGCACTTGCAACTCGATGGTGTCCGCGAGCGCGTCCATTGCCGGAGACGTGCCGTAGCTGTCGTCGCCCAGCAACTCCCAGCGAGGGGATACCGTGGGCCACTCAAACAGCGGAGACATTTGCAGATACTTTCCTCCGGCCACACCGATTTCCCAATATACGCTGCGCCAGCGGGAAGGGTAGAGGTCTGCCTCGTCAGCAGGTACGGCCTCGATTATGTGGCCCACCTCGCGCTGGAGGAATAGCTTAGACTTGCCCTGCTTGAAGTCCGCTTGCACTTGCTCGGAAACATTTTCGAGGCCAAACTGCTGGACCATCTGCTCTACCGTGCGCACGAAGCGGCGACCGTGGCGATTTATCCGCCCAGTGCTGTCCGTGGATAAATAGAACTCTCCGAGCGGGTAGTTGTAGCAACGCACCACGTCGTCAAAGTCCTCCTCGATGCTCATGGAGGCGGTGCCGAACGTGCACCACTCGAGATAGAGCATGGCGATGGAGTTGTAGAAGTTACTCTCGGAAAGCACGAGCATGATGCGGCGCTCGACTTCCTCCAAGTACATGGCAGACTCATGCGTCATTGACTCGGCGTTGAAGCCGGGTATGCGCAGGGAGAACCAGTTTCGTGCAGGAGATGTGATCCCGTTCATCATGCCCGAGGCGAGAGTGCGAACTGCCATGGTGGAAGTCGAACTTAGGAGTTTGCGGTTTCGCATGTTCGCGGTTTTGCTCTCCTTCGCGGTGCGGAGCCACGGGTAGCGGCGAGGTAGGTAGTAGTCGCTGATCTCGCGCCAGTGGGGGAACCAGTCGGCCCGCTCCCGATCCATGGCAAGAAGGATTTGCTTGTGCGCCTCCAAGCCCTTTTCATTAGTGAGGTTCGGTGCGGGCATTACATGCCACCCAGCAGAGACGGGATGCCCGAGTTCGAGCGGCTGTAGCCGACGATAGGGTTGAGCAACTTGGCAGGGCCAGGGGATGCGCTTTGAGCGGGAGCGCTGCCTTGGGTCATAAAGCTAGCTTGCGTGGGGGCGCTCGGCCCACGTGGTTGAGGAGCAGGCGGTTTAGGCATAAGAGTTTCCTTCGATTGAGTGCGGTGAATCTTCATAGCGATCTGGGTGGCCGACAATTTCGGGCACACTGTCGAAACCGGAGTAGGCAAACGTAAGGGCGAGGGCGTCGGCTACGTCAGGCGAAGGCACTCCGCGTCGGCGCATGTCACGCTTTGACTCGAGCTGGAGAGTGTCCTCCCTTGCGTAGGTGTAGGTGGGGGCGGTAAGCTCGTCAACGAATGAGTGCTGCAGCCCCGCGATGCTTTCGGGAATACAGCCGCGCTTGAGGAAGGTGCGAACCGCGCCCCAGATTTCGGCCCGCTTGTTAAGGAACTTCATGAACGAGTCTTCAGGGTTAGGCATGTCGGACTTGCCGCCGAAGTTTACCTCATAAACTGGGGCGCCCATGAGATTTAGTTGGTCGATCACGCCGGGACCCATGGCTCCGCCGTCCACGAAGATTGCCACAGCCTGAAGGTTCATGTAGGCGTCAAACACTCGCGAGGCTAGTTGCACCGTTGTGAGGCCATTGTATAGTTGCGGAGGTATTGATCTCGCGTCCATTCCTCGACGGGCGTAGATAACAGCGTTGTCCGGACCGAAACGAGCCACATCGACTCCAAGCACGACGGACATGCCATTGGACTCGGGCAGGGCACGTCGCGTAGCCTCGAGACACGACTCCAGTGGAATAAATGAAGTGGCATCTGTGCGAGGAAACATGCCGCGCACACGTACTCGGACAAAGTCGTGATCTTCCCCGTAGTCCTCAATCCAGTTTGCAATCTGCGTCTTGTCGGTTAAAGATACTTCGCGCGAGTCCACGGCTATGGTGCTCCAACGGTGCGCGAACTTGCCGCCCTCAAAGCACTCGCGGAAACGCCCAGTGTTTTTAGTCGGGTTGCCGAATACGGCCCAGATGATCTGAGTGTTCTTGTCGGTAAGTGCGCCCTCAGTGGTTTCCCAGATCAGGTTTGGAATGGCGGAGGCTTCGTCGAATACGATTAGGATGCGCTTGCCCGCGTTGTGTAGGCCAGCAAAGGCTTCCATGTTCTTCTCGCTCCAAGGAACCATGTCGATGCGCCACGTTTTCTCGTGGTCCGGGTCGATCGAGAACCGAGCGGTGGCGGTCATTCTAAACAAATCCTTTGAGATCGAAAGGCGGTGCCACTTCGCCATCTCGGCCCAGGTCTTTGTTTTCAGCTGGTTCTCGGTGTTGGCGGTTACGACGCCTTTAGTGTCGGCCATAGTGGACTGGGCCCAGTCGATCAGCCAGCACACGAGGGCAGACTTCCCGATGCCGTGGCCCGAGGTTGTGCCGAATAGCATGGCAGCGGTTTCGACGCTTGCGCCTTCCTCACGGGCCTGAGCGGTGGCGATTGCTTCCTCTACGGATAGGACCCCACGTTCAATCTTCAGCAGCAAGTCAACTTGCCACGGCTCGGGGCCAGAGAAGTTCTTCAGCTCCCCCTCCTCGCCCCAAGCGTAGGCGTATAGGACGTAGCCCAGCGGGTCGTTGGAGAACTCGGCCAGCTTCTCGATGAGGTCGTAGTGCGCTTCACTCATCGGGGGTTACATCGCGCATACGAGTTAGGCGTTCTTGGGCTTGACTCATGCGCTCGGCAAGGCCAAACTTTACGTCCACCTGAGTTTTAGTGCTGGGGCCAAAGCCGGAGCGGTCAAGAGTTAGCTTGGCAATGGCGAGAAGGTCGCCAAGGGGTAGCTCCTGCTCGGGGTTGTCCATGAGCTCTCGGATGTCCTCGAGCGCGTCGAGGCCGAGTTCCTGAAGTGCGATCTTGGCGTCGATGAAGCGCTCG